TTTGATAGAATAATAACTTTTTGTTCTTATTATCAAATATTCGTATTTCAGTTCCTAAAAAAACATTAGACCCATTGTGAATCGCAATTAAAAGCAAAGAATAAGATTCTTCTTTTGTTATAACAAACGGTATTGCCCTTGATCCAGCCTTACCGCCCATGGCACGGCCATACTTGTCTACTTCGTCAATTAAGTGAAGATTAGGGCCTGCGGCATCAATTTGAGTGTAAATGGCTTTTGTGCCATTTCTTTTAACTATCCCGCCTTGATCAGTAACTATTAAGTTTTCAAGCTTAGCGGCACCTGATTGATACCTCTTATTATCTACACGACCAATTACATTAGGAGAAACCTCCCCACCTGTAAACGTAGTTTGGATAGAGCGGTTTTCTGGCATTATGGTCTGTGATGATTGCGGTAATCTGTGAAAATTGAAGAACCAAATCGGGAGTCATCAAACAACTCAGCCTCAACATAATAACGCCCGTCTTCCTGAGCGTCTGCTGTCTTGGCTTGTCTCATTGACATCTGATAGCCCCTTGATGCTATTTCAATGACTTGGGCTGATTGAGTTACTGTATAAGCAATTTCTGATGCTAAACGCCAAGATAAGGCTTCAGTCATTAAAGCATCAAATGAAGTAACCGCCAAATCGGAAACATAAAGCAACTCAGGGCTAACATCATCTGTATAAATATATCCATTTTCTACTCTGTAGTCACCATCCTCACTGTCATAAATTGGTAGCAATCTAATGCAGTCAGATGGGAGTTTAATTCTATATGTAAAACCAAACTCTATGTCACCTCTTTCGTTTTGACCTGCTTTATCTAAAGAAGAATAAGATATTGATGGATCAGTAAAAGCAGCTGGAGTACCACCAAAACCCCAGCCAGTTAGAGGAGGGGACTGCATTACATCAACATCCCAACCATTTGCGTTCCAACCAAAATTATTGGCTTTTGTTACTGAACTTAAAACGTAACTCCAATAAGTTACTCCTCCTCCTGTCTGACGATCAACATAAGTAACATTAGGGTTAGAAGGATCGGCAACCCACTTCCATACACTTCCAGTAGTGTAATGTGTTAGAGTTGTGCCTCCAGCTGTTATGGTATTAAATAAAGGACTGCCAGAAGTCCTTTTTATAGCACAATTCCAAGGGTGACTCCTTAGAATGTCTTTTCGCAAGTGATCTAGCCGTTCCTTAGCTACCCTGTCTTCTTTTGTCTTACCTGCGTCATAAGACGCCTGAGTCGTTAAAGGAGCGCCTATCTTCACTAAGGCGGAATTTACTATTTGTAATTCTGTTGCCATTATAAAAGTGAGGGGACAGGGGGATCAGTCCCTGCCCCCTCAGGCTGATGAGTATGATCGGAGGATGGGAATTATTCTACAACGTACCAAACACTTACGGTGAATGATTTACCAGCAGTCAGTGCTCCAGCTGAGCAAATAGCTCTAATAGCAACTGGAGCAGTCGCATTATCAATTAGACTTCCTGCCACACTAATATTGGTCGCGCCAATGCCCTCAACAAAGCCAGTAGCACCGTTGACGGCTTGATTGCTAATAAAATCGGACGCATTCACTGTTGACTGAGTGCCATCAGCGGCAACAGAAGTATAAGCATCACGTGTAATTTTAACTTGAGGGGTATTGTTTCCAGCCATGGCAGAAGCCCAGCTAAAAACCATTCGTACAACACGACAGTTAGTTGGTAGTTCTAACATTACGAATTCATCTGCTGCATTAGGAACAGCAGGGGTAGTTGCACTACCAAAAGAATATCGTACTTTTCCAGCTTGCTCGAGAGTTTCGAGAGGCGCATGTGCGCCTGAAGCTCGTTTATCAACGAGTTTTTGTATTTGAGTAGAGTTAATTGTGGCCATTGTTTTTTAGTTTAAGCGGTGGTGAATTGGTCAACTGCTACCTTTAACGCATTGCGAAAAGTATTTTCGTCAGTTTTGTTAATTGTAGCAGGAGTTTCATCGTTAACGGACAATAGTGACTTAATATAATTTGTATTACTGAACATCTTTTCTGCCGAATAAGGCTGAGCGTTCCAAGTGAAGGGAGTATTACCTCCTTCTGGAATCGCACCCTCAAAGATACCGTCAACATTAGAAACTAAATTAAGCTCACGACTGTGAAAAGTATCAATAACTTGCTCTGTGTCTGGCACAAAAGCATTTACTGCTACTACCGTCTTTCCTGTTACTGCAGGATACATGCTATGCTTCCTCGCAGTTAATTTGAACAACTTTTTCTTCCCACATGCGAACGGCACCAAACGAAGCACAGACGTAAATCTGAGTGTTGTTGCGCTTGTCGCGACGAGGACCTACGTCGACGTTAATATCGGTTCCTACTGCAAGGGTAATTGCACTAGTTGGATATGCCAGACAATGACGAGTGTTAGTCCCAGCTGGCTTATTTAAACGCTCAGTACGAACAAAATTAAAGCCCATAAAGCTATTAATTTCACCGTTAACTAGAGCGCGAACTGTATTATAGTCGCTACTTGTGGCTTCAACTGTACGCAGTAGAGCTTGAATCTGGGAAGCTGTAACTACTAGAGTTAAGCCATCACCATCATCGAGTGATTCGTTCTTGTCGAACAAATAACGAGCACGACGAAGCTTACCAATCGTGAGATTGGAAACGTTATTAGTTCCTGCTTCTACATAATTGCTGGCAATAATTTGATCGCCACCAAATGTAGCAGGTGGCCCATTACCATTCTTACCAGTAGAGGCATTTGCGGTTGCCGCTTCGATAATAATGTCGTCCATTTTGCGGCCAAGCGCATAAACGGCATTTTGCGTATAAGGTGAAGTAGGATCAGCTAACATGCGGATCTTGTCAGGGCGGTCGATCATATCGGCCCAGTCAAAATCACGCATACCAATGCGCCTACGTGAATGAGGTGTTTCTAACAATGGAGTATCGGAGTGTCGGCTCTGTATTTCTACAGCGTCAACTGGTCCGATACGGTCATAAAAATCAAATTCCGACTTCTGGGATTCTACGCGAACTGTATTACGCAAGCGTGAACCCTTTTGTTGGAACTGGATTTCGATGTTACTACGATAAGCCTGCACAAGGGCAGTATCAATTGCATTAGACATGATGAATCAGTTTTTAAGGTTAATTTAGCTTGTTTCGGCTAGGTTATCCTTACGGGCCTGTCCTTGCGTTTATGGTCGCATCACCAGTTCTCTCAAGGGCCTTTCGGTTGTCCTTGGTTAGAAATTGATATTAAATACAGAAACTGTCAACTATTTTCGGAATAAGCTAAGCGATGTAGCATTTCCCATCTCTCAAGAGCTTCTTGATGGCCTACAGCGTTTCTATTCATTAATAAATCTTGAAACTTACCATCCATCTTTAAGTTCTGTATCTCTGATTGAGCATTTGCGCTTCCATTAAGACTCATGCTTGAAGTGCCACCTCTAGCATCATCTTCTGACACCATTCGGCCTATATTAGCAAATGCTTTAATTAGCGAAGGCTCATTGCCTAAACCGCTTTCTTCTAAAAAGGAAATTAAACCTTCATCGCCAAATTTCTTTACAGCACCTCTAGCCAGTTCGATGTTAAGATCGAAATCACGACCGAATTCTTCACGCAATTGCAAAGTGGCATCTTCAACGCTTTTTGCCTGATTTTCCTGCATTGAAGAATATTCATTAGATAAGTCTTGCATATAGTAATCCATCAAGCCTTTGGCTTGCTTCTCGCTAAGACCCAACTCGTAAAACTTATCCTTAAAAGCTTTTACTTTGTCATCAGACAGTTGAACTCCTTCGGTTTCAGACTCAGGGTTGGCGTAAGCGTCAGCAGTATCAGGGCGACCAACTTTACTGTAAAAAGCCTCCCAATCACTATCGTCCCAGTCTTCTCTAGGTGTTGGCATTTTCTCAGCACCAATCATTTTCTGAGAATGAACGTATGATTTAGCCAACCCCTCTACATCTTTAAAGGATGCAAGAGATGGATCGTTCTTTAATTCGTCAGACAATCCATCACGCCAACCAGCTAGCGGGTTGTTGGTAGACTCTCCAGTAAGAGAGATTCCGCCATCAGAATCCACAGCATTACCAGAACCATCGCCACCGACAGAATTATCATTATCACTTTGAATAGCGTCTTCACTCATCTTCTATATGCTCCTGTATTTTTTGTGCAACCTCATCAGAGTCGCGATTAATATATTTTAAAATAGACAAGACTACATGCCTTTGCCCTTCTTTAAAAGCTGTTGCATTTGAGTCACCCTGAACAAATGAAGGAGTTGTTACTCCAAATTTTTTCATCATGTGACGCATTACTATCTGGCCTTCAGCCGATCTAAATAAATGCTTGTAGGATTCTTGGATCCTATGCCTATCCTTCAGTAACTCTTTAAACACATTATCCTCCCATAGCCATCTGATCTGCCTGCGCCAAGTCTTTAATAGAGCCAGCCATTGCTGGAGCCATTTGAGACATTTGAGCCGCTTGCTCTTGTTGAGCACGCTGTTGACGAACTTGATCCACCTCAGCCTCAGAACGTAAAATTTTTCTCGATACATCTCTTATGTCTGCCATGACTCTCGCAAAACCATCTAAATTTAATGAATCCATAATAGATGGGTCGACTTCTGCCAATGGCACTAAATCTTGCATGAATCTTTGAATTGCCGCCGCTTTCCCTCCTAATTGCGCTTGAGCCGCAGGAGATGAATAACTCAAATCTAAAGGTATCCCTTGAAGAGATGCAGGCATTTCAGGTATTCTATTAGCTCTAGCTAATAGACCAAATGTCCTCCTGATCATTACCGATAACAGCTCACCCTCCAGTCTACCTATCATTGGAGCCATCATCCTTAGTTTTTCCTCACGCCTATCCATTACTTCAGTAGCCGTCATCTCAGTCGTGTTCTTTTGCTGAAGCAACCAATCAACAAAAAAGGACTTAATGATGTGATCTCTACGTTGGTCCATCATTTCTAAGCCTATATCAAGACGCCCACGGCTTTCTAATGGAATGATTGGGTCTGTCCCTTGCTGATAGAACATTAAAGACGATGGAGCCGTCTTTAAAGGCAACATAAAACCATCATCAGGGACCATTAAAGGCGGATCTACAGCTTTTTGAGCCGCCTTAATCGTGACCTTACTCATCTGATTGATCATTTTAATGTCAGGCAGACAAGTCATGGCGGGAGAACGACCATACATTTCTCCAGAAAGCTTACTCCACCTAGGTACATGATAAGGGAACTCATGATACCCACTTTCACTAAATATATACTTACATTCCTCTGAGAACCAGAAGGAGGCAAAAGGCATATTGGTCTTAGATAGTTTTCTTACGTCCCTATCAGACCTTGGAAATACCGCATGCACTATTTCCCATTTCTTCTCTGTGTGCATTTCCTTAATTACCTTCTCTGGCACGTTCTTTTCGCCAAACTTTTGGACGACTTGCCTAGAAGTCATTAAGGTTTTGCGGAATATAGTGTCTACTGTTCCATCTGCGCTTTCATCAATAAAGCAGTCAGCTAACGGGAAACAGCGAAATACAATTAGCTGTTTGTCCGCTACATAATCTTGAAACAATACACCAGTTCCAAATGCACCTAGATCCATGTAACACTCATGTAGTGCTGGGTTCATGCCAGTTTCTGGCACTCCATACTCAAAATAAATTAAATCGGATACCTCCTCAAGCCACATTAACGATTCTTCGTCCAAAGTGGCGTCCATCCCCTGAAATTCTAAATTAAACCACCTAGATGCAGGATTGGTTAAGTGAGAATGCAAGCCAGCACCAAATTGCTCCAATGACCACGGTGCTGTGCCGTCATATATGTTTTCCGCTCTCTGGGCACCGCGAGTTTGAGACGAATTAAAATCAGTCGTATTAATCCTAACTAAATTGCGAATCTCCTGCCAATGACTCTCCCATTGGGTTCGGTAAGTCTTTAACCGACTGTAATGGTCGATTAAGGCATTAACTCTGTTTCCGTTGTATTCCACTAGTATAATAATCCTTTTCCGGGACCTGTGCCGCCTGAACCACCTGCGTGTTGAGTCATTAAGGTTGAGCCAGAACCACGACTAACTTTGCCCAATGCCCCTTTATTTTGACCTGCTTGAGGTGCCGCTGGCTTTGGCTTGTTTAAAGC